TGGACACCGATGCTTTGATTCAAAGCGGTGATGCTTGCGGTTACACCACATCAGGAACGACTGCATTCACCCAGCGGAATATCACCGTTGGCCGTATGAAGGTCCAAGAAACTTTGTGTCCTCGCTCCTTGGAGCAATACTGGATGCAAACCCAGTTGACCCAAGGTTCTAACTACGAGGGTGTTCCTTTCGAGCAGGCTTTCTCCGAGCAGAAGGCTTTGCGTATCGCAGAGGCTTTGGAAAACGCAATTTGGCAGGGTAACGCTTACTTTTCAGGTGTTAACCAGTTGCTGAACGCTGCATCGGGTTCCGTTGTATCAGGTAACACGGCTGCTATCAGCGGTGCGATTACTTCCAACAACGTCATCAGCATCTTCGATACCATCTACACTCGCATCCCACAGGCCATCTTGACCAAGACTGACCTCGTCATGTTCTGCGGTTGGGACACTTTCCGCTTGCTGGTCATGGCCTTCAAAGCCAACACAGGTGTTATGTACAACCAAGTTGACTTGGCTGGACTTGCCGATGGTGAAATCGTTTACCCCGGTACCAACATCAAGGTCATCGCAGTTCCCGGATTGACTGGCACAAGCCGAATCGTTGCGACTTACCTCGGCAACCTGTTCTACGGAACCGACCTCTTGTCCGATGAGGAGCAGTTCTCGATTTGGTTCAGCCGTGATAACGATGAAGTCCGCTTCCAAGCAGCCTTCAAAGCAGGTGTGCAGTTCGCTTACCCCGACCTCATCGTTGACTGGAAATTGGCCTAATGTGTAGGGGGGAGGGCAACCTCCCCCTGCTTTTTGTTCTCTTGTAACTTAAACCCCATACACATATGTCCTGCTCCCTAACTACTGGCTACGCCCTCGGCTGCCGTGATTCCGTAGGTGGAATCAAAACAATTTACGTCCAATCCTTTAACCCAACTGGCTCGGTTAATGCCGATGCATCAGGTGCGGTAACTGGATTCACGGGTTACGCTTCAGGCGGTTTCTTCGAGTACGACTTGACCAAGGCCACGTCATCCATGACCGAAACGCTGAACGCAAGTATTGAGAACGGCTCAATCTACTACTCCCCTGAAGTAACCTTCACAATCAACAAACTGCAAGTCGCAGTACGCAACGAACTCCGCTTATTGGTCCGCAATCGTGTCATCGTCATCGTGCAAGACAACAACAACCGCTACTGGTTGCTGGGTTCTGCTAACGGCCTTGAGGCAACCGCTGGAACCGCTGGAACGGGTACTGCCTTTGGCGACCGAAGCGGTTACGAATTGACCTTGACTGGGATGGAGCCTGACCCGATGTTCCAAATTGCTTCCACAGTATTTTCACCATCGAGCGTTCAGATACTCGCATCGTAGTATCTTCGCACAAGGTTTGCATATTGAGGTTTGGGAGGGCAGTCAGCAATGGCTGCCCTTCTTATTTTTGTGCCTATGAGGATTTGCATTGTCTATAACGCCCATCCAACCGGGTGCAGTTTCTACCGATTAGAAATGCCGAACGCCTACTTGGGCGACAACTATCCGGAGTTTGATTACGTCTGCGTGGAGAACATTACCACGATAAGCGATGAGGGCTTGAAGTCGATTGACCTGTTCCTGTTCAGTCGGCTTTGGTGTCAGGGAACGATGGAGCAAGTTGAGAATGTGTACAAGGCCCTGACCCAATTCGGAGCCAAAGTCATCCTTGACCTTGACGATTACTGGGTGCTGGAATCGGGGCATATCATGTACAGGCAATACCACGAAACCAAACTTGCAGACGTGATTCGTAAGCACATCAAATTAGCCGATTGGGTTACCTGTACCACCGAACACCTTGCTGCTCGCATACGGCCTCTAAATGCGAATGTGAGCATTCTACAAAACGAACCCTACGAGGCTTATCAGCAATTCATCCCAAACCCCGAAGAAGAACCCGACAAGCACTTGGTGAAGTTCGGTTGGTTCGGAGGGGCGCAGCATGGCGAGGACATGGAACTCCTTCGGGAAGGAATGCAGCAGTTACGCTGGGACGCAAACTTGGATGGCAAGTACCGCCTCTACCTCGGAGGATGGAACGACAACAACCCCGTTTATGAGGGCTACGAGAAAATCATAAGCGACCAAGGGAATAACCCTAATTACGGCCGAATCCAAGCAGCGGATATTTACTCCTACGTTGGGGGCTACAACTTCGTTAACGTAACCCTTGCACCGCTCCGGGACACCAAGTTTAACAAACTCAAGTCCGAGTTGAAGGTCGTTGAGGCAGGGTGGATGAACAAAGCCATCATCGCAAGCGAAACCATCCCTTACACCGATGTCATCCGGCACGGGCAGAACGGGTTTCTCGTCCCTTACAACAAGCCCAAGGACTGGTACAAGTACATCAAGCAGTTGATTCTTGACCCTGAACTCCGCAAGGGGATGGCCGACAACCTAACGAGGGACATCAAGAAGCAGTTTAATGTGGCTGAAACTGCGAAGAAACGGGCCGAACTATACAGGCAAGTCGGGCGTAAATTGTGAAATAAGGGCGGTCGGTACATTTAGGGGTAGATGCTTTATCTCAACCCGAATACCACCAACACCCTAACGGTTACTTGGACCGAGCGTTCCAGCACGGGGGACCGCTACATCTTGCGCCTCACGAGCATCGCCAAGAACACAAGCACGGACTACACCCTGCTGAAATCAGCCAACCTATCTTCTTACACCAACCGCTATGACCAATTTTCGCTTGCCTTGGGGTCGCTTGAAACGGGTTCCTATAAATATGAAGTTTACGATACCAATAGCACGGTTACCGCTGCTTTGGCGGTCGTTGAAACGGGCTTGGCTTTTGTACAAACCGCAACGATAGGATTCAATACCTACTCAAATACAATCAACTACACAATTTACGGGGCATCCGATGAGGGTGTCTTTGATTCCACCTTTGATTCAACCTTTGCCTAATGAGCGTACAAACACGAAGCGAACTCCAAGCGAGTGCTGCTACTATAACCAACGAAACCGCTGCCGGGGCGAACACCGCATCCCGTGTGGGCGGTCTGTTCGATGACCTTGCCGATACTGCGACTCTGAATCGTGAACGGGGCTTTGGGTCCTTGAGCGTTTCGGGCGACACCAACTTCACCCCGACAAGCAATGCAGCGGTAAAGTTGACGATTGCGATGGATGAAGGGATTTTGTCAACCTACAACTTCACTATTAACAAAACCACCTGCGTGATTACCTACACGGGCATCGCTGGTGCTGCGTTGAAAGTGTCTGCAAACCTGACCTTTTCGGCAAGCAACCAACGTGAGTTTGAGTGGTACATCGCCAAGAACGGAAGCACGATTGCATCCAGCAAGGCAGGGATTACGATGTCCCACGACAACGGTCATGCGATTTATTTTGAAGCCTACCTCACGGCTGCGGTCAACGATGAGTTCACGATTTACGTCAAGTCCATCGACTCCGACCAAGCCATCACTATTCAGTCGCTAAACTTTACTGCTACAACGCTATGAGCAAGTCAACGCAGCACTTCACCCAATGGCTGGGGATAGAGCATAAGGTTCCCGTGATGCTGGAGAACCGCTCCGGCAAATACATCACCTACGGCTTTGCTAACGAATACCCCTACTACCTGCTGGACAATTATCGCAGGTCAAGCAAGCACAATGCTATCGTCAACGGGAAGGTAAACTACATCATGGGCGGAGGATGGCAGGCAGGGGACAACCTGACAGTCGAGCAGCAGGCTCGGTTCATCAAGTTCTTCGATGGACTTTCCAGCACGGAGGACTTGAACGACATCACCGAGAAACTGGTACTGGACTTGGAAATCTTCAACGGGTTTGCCGTTGCGGTTACTTGGTCCAAGTTGGGAACGATTGCGAAGATGGAACACGTCCCTTTTGAGAAAATCAGGGTTGACAAAGAGGAGAAGATGTTTCAGGTGGCCGACTGGTACAATGACGACATGATGCAACTTTTCCCCAAGGTCGGGGACATCGAGAAAATACCTGCCTTTGACACCGAGAACCGCATCGGTAAGCAGTTGTTCTACTATCGTGTGTACGCAGCAGGCGTGAAGCACTACCCCTTGCCGGAATACATCGGTGGGAACGCTTGGATTGAGGCAGACGTGCAAGTGGCCAACTTCCACAACAACAACCTGCGAAACAACTTTTGGGGGGGTTACTTAATCAACTTCAACAACGGGATTCCTACACCCGAAGAACAGGGCGACATCGAGCGTCAAATCAAACGCAAGTTCTCAGGAACCGACAACGCTGGAAGGTTCGTGGTTACGTTCAACGATGATGCAGCAAAGGCTCCTACGCTTGAACCGCTCACACCGAGCGATATGGACAAGCAGTTCGAAATCTTGAACAAAGCCATCCAGCAAGAGATATTTATCGCCCATCGTGTAACCAACCCCATGCTTTTCGGGGTCAAGACCGAAGGGCAATTGGGTGGTCGCAACGAATTGGTCGAGGCTTACGAGTTATTCAAAGCAACCTACGTCAACGACCGAGTTCAGAAGGTTGAGAGAATGATTAACTACCTCGGCTCCTTCAATGGCGTTGAGGGTATGGAACTTATACCCGTAGAACCTATCACCGAGCGACTAAGCGAACAGGCCCTCTTGCAGATAATGACCCAAGACGAACTTCGGGAAAAAGCAGGTCTGCAACCTTTGGAAAAGCCTGCCGATGTGGTTGGACCGAATGCACAACCCGATGAGCAACCGCAAGCGGTGGAAGCATTGCAGAGCAACGA